AAAAAATCTAGAGAAAAAAGCATTAACACTGTTTGAAACATTTATCAAAAATCTTTAATGCTTCGTTTTTCAAAATACATTTCTGAACAGCCTACCTCTGGTACAGAGGCGGCCGCGTCGGCCAGAGCAAGAACATCTGGAGATGCTGGTATCGATCCTGGCCCATATTCTCCAGAAGCGCTGACAAGGAGATTACAAGATATCAGAAGTGGTAGATTTGTACCAAACCCAAATTTGTCCTATGTACAGAGATCATTTATGGAACCAAATCCACGCGATCCCCAAGATCGCAGGACTGGTAGTGTACTAATTGATCCAACAGAAAACCCAACTTTTTTTAATAACAACCCATTAGTAAATACAACAAATTTAGGCAGATCAGTAAATGCTGGTTTATTAGATGCTTCTAGTTTGGGAAGAAATACCTCTATTTGGTCGGCATTAGGAAGAGAAGGAAGAACTCCTACCCAATTTGCTGTTCCTCAAACAGTCGGAAACCAAGGAACTGGTTTTAGTGGTATTGGTATAAGAGCACAAAATAGACAAGCCGCTGCTGCACGACTAGGACAAATTCAAACATCAAGAGGAATGGGTATAATGAATACCCTACTTGGTGCTGTTGCTTCTTCGATGCAAAGACAAGACATTAAAGCAAGAAAATTTGGAGCGAGCGATAGAGCAATAGGTCTTGCATCAGCAGCGGTGAATACTATTGGACAAAGCAAAATAGCCCAACCACTCGGTGCTTTAGCAGGACGATTAGGCAGAATTCAACAAAGAGTTGCTGGTGCTATTCGTCCTAGTTATGGAGTGGCTACACCCACAACTCCAGCAGATGAAGCCCAAAGACAACAAGTACTACAAGGTGCTGCCATGAACGATGTTCGTCGCAGACAACAGCAAGCCGGTCTGTATACTTCTGTTGAAAAAGAAATGATACAACAAGCAGATACACAAAGAATTCAAAATAGAATTACACAAGACAGACTTGCCACGCAGGCTGGAACCTTTGAAACCCCAGAGCAAATAAGGGCAAGAATGTCAGGACGAACAACTACATTATCACCACAAACAATTGCTAGAGTGGGAGCAGCAGCAACCACTGTCGGAGCAAATCGAATAGTTCCAAATTAACTGTGACCATCAATACGGGCTCAAAAAACAACTTTTAATAAATATCAATAGTTCTAAAAAGGACAGGAAACTTATGGAAAAAAAATCAATGCCAACACATGCCGCTAATGGTGCAGCCCCAATGACTGCCGACGGCAAAACAGTACAATGGGACCCCTTCCAAAACTGGGATTCCGATGGTGCAAAAAATCAAGCAACCCTAAGACCCGCTAGCGTTCCACCAGGACCAGGCGGAGAAGCAGCCCCACAAGGTGCTGAAAAGGAAGAAAAGAAAAAGGAATCAATGGAAGAACATTTGAATGCTCTATTCAATGGTGAAACTCTGACTGAAGAATTCATGAACAAAGCAAAGACTATCTTTGAGGCCGCTGTTAACGAGCGCGTCAGTGAATTCAAGGAAGAAGTTCTCGCAGAAGCAGCAAACGTAGTTCAAGAGGAAGTCGAAAAGGCTGTTTCAGAACTTTCAGAGAGACTTGATGATTACCTCGGTTACGTTGTAGAGGAATGGATGGAAGAGAACAAACTAGCAGTAGAGAACGGCATTCGCACAGAGATTGCTGAAAACTTTATGGCCGGACTTAAGGAACTCTTCGAATCTCACTACATCGAAGTACCAGAGGAGAAGTACGATGTTATCGACGGACTCTTTGCTGAGAATGAGGAATTAGAATCAAACCTCAATGAGCAAATCCAAAAGAACATCGATCTCGAAAAAGAACTACTTGCTTATCAAGCAGGACAAGTTTTCTCACAAGTCGCTGACGGACTCAGCGATGTTGAAGTCGAGAAGTTTTCTTCTCTAGCCGAAGGTGTCGAATTCGAAAACCTAGAGCAATATGCAGAGAAACTTAACGTTCTCAAAGAAAATTACTTTGTAAACGCCCCAACCGTAAATAACCTCGTAGAAGAAACAACTGACAAGAAGATTGCACCAGAAACAGGCTCAAGCATGGGCGTTTACTTGAGCACTCTGGATCGTCTTGCCAAACAAAACAAACTCTAATTTCTAAACACAAACACTAAGGAGAATATAGAAATGGATTTTTCAACAAACTCATCATACGATGTGCTAACCGAGAAGTGGGAACCCCTACTTGCTCACGAAGCACTTCCACAAATCGGAGACAGCTACCGTAAGAAGGTAACTGCTGTCCTCTTAGAGAACCAAGAAAAGGCTCTCCGAGAGCAATACCTCACCGAGGCTCCAGCCAACGCAATGGGTGGTGGTGGTTTCTCTGTCACACAGGCTGCTGGTTCCGCAAACGCCAACCTTGCTGGTTATGATCCAATCCTAATCAGCCTCGTTCGTCGTTCTATGCCAAACCTCATTGCTTATGATATCGCCGGCGTTCAACCAATGACCGCTCCAACAGGCCTTATCTTTGCAATGCGTAGCAGATACGACGCCCAGAATGGTGCAGAAGCGCTCTTCCAAGAGGCTTATGCTAAGTTCGGTGGTAGCGGCAATACATCAAACGGTGCAGCATTCTCTGCAACTGGTGGTATTGATCCAGTCGGCGAAACCGCTGGTGATACCAAAGGCGCTCGTGGAACAACCTTCGACATCAATTCATTCCGTGGTCTTCTAACAGGAGTCGCAGAAGATCTAGGTGGTTCTGGTTCGCTTCCATTCCGTGAGATGGCATTCAGCATTGAGCGTATTGCTGTAGAAGCAAAGACTCGCGCTCTAAAGGCTGAGTACACCACAGAACTCGCACAAGACCTCAAGGCTGTTCACGGTCTTGATGCTGAGGGCGAACTCGCCAACATTCTCAGCACCGAGATTCTAAACGAAATCAACCGTGAGTTGATTACAACCATCTATCGTGTTGCTAAGTCTGGTTGTCAACAAGGTGATCTAAGCACCGCAGGTCGTTACAACCTCAACACCGACTCAGATGGTCGTTGGTCTGCTGAAAGATTCCGCGGCCTCATGTTCCAAATCGAGCGTGAGTGCAACGTAATTGCTAAGGAGACTCGTCGTGGAAAGGGTAACTTCATCATCTGCTCAAGCGACGTTGCAAGCGCCCTTACAATGGGTGGCTTCCTCAACCTCGCCCCAGCAATGACTGCTCAACTTGACGTTGATGACACCGGCAACACCTTTGCTGGCGTTCTAAACAACCGCGTCAAGGTTTATATCGATCCATATGCTAAGTTGGGAGTTAACTTCTGTGTAGTAGGATACCGTGGTACATCTCCATACGATGCCGGTATATTCTACTGCCCATACGTCCCACTACAAATGGTAAGAGCCGTTGATCAGAACACCTTCCAACCAAAGATCGGGTTTAAGACTCGTTACGGAATGGTGGCCAACCCATTCGCTGAGAGCACAAACATCAACGCTCTCGGTGGCAACCAATATTACCGCATCTTCCGCATAGATGACCTCCACGGTAACACTGGTTTCGGACTCTGATAATTAGTTAACAGGGGAGAAGGATTGGGGGGAGTCGAAAGACTCCCCCCTTTCTGTTTAAATAAATACTAGTATGGCGACAAAACCAGATATAGATTTTGTATCGGACATAAGTAGACCAAGTAATCACAATTACTTAAGTAGTAACTTTTTTAGGTTGTCAATAGGCAGAGCACCAACTGTTGCGTATTTTGCACAACAAGTATCTCTTCCATCTATATCCTTGCTAGGATTAGAGCAGCCAACTACTCTAAGCACCACCGTTAAACTCCCCGGAAACAGTTATCAGTTTTCCTCTTTATTAGTTAATTTTCTTATTGATGAAGAAATGCGTGGTTGGAAAGAAATCTATGATTGGATCACAACAATAGCCAATCTAACATCAACTGAAAACACAGTAAAACACAAAGACAGAACATCTGATATAGTTTTATATTTAACAAATAGTTCATATAAAGAAAAATTTGAAATTAAGTTTATTGGTGCTTATCCAGAAAGTCTAAGTGAAATACCACTAAGCATTCAACAAACAGACAATGTGCCATTAACGGCTAGAGTTTCATTCAGATACACCTATTACGAATTTAAAGCATTGACATCTGTATAGGCTGTGATATAATTTCATTATGACTTTTGATGATTTAAAGGCAATGGTTCAAAAAGATATTCAGTTGGATCAAACACAACTGGATCAAGAATCAGCAAGAACCCCACAAATACACAACAAGTATCTTCTATTCTTCATGGAAGAAAAACTGTCTCTTTCCAGAATGACAAGCGAACTTGATATTCTGAGAAAAAAGAAGTGGTTGTATTTTAGTGGAAAGATGACACAAGAGGAACTGGATAAAGAAGGCTGGGATCAATTTGATCTTCATATTCTAAAACAAGATGTAGATCGCCTAATTGATGCAGACGATCAGATCATTAAACAAAGACTCAAGGTAGATTATCAGAGAGAAAAAGTTAATTACCTAGAGAATGTAATCAAGATTATCAATAACAGACAGTGGAATATTCGATCTATCATAGACTGGGCCAAGTTCACTAACGGGCAGTAAATAAATACTAGTATGCCCGATTTGATTATTGAGAATATAAATTCCGTTTATATAAAAATAAATTGTGACAGAGGAATTGCCAAAGAGTTAAATCAATACTTTACCTTTGCTGTTCCAAATTATCAATATACTCCGGCATATAAAAATAAAGTATGGGATGGACAAATAAGATTATTTAATCTATTAAGCCATACAATATACGCAGGTTTATTAGACTATGTGATCAAATTTGCCAATGACCGAAATTACACAATAGAATATCCAGAACCAATAGATAAAAAATATACAGAAGAACAAGTATCAAAGTTTGTAGAAGAATTTTTAAAACCAACTGCCAGTGGTAAGAGAATTACTGCTCACGATTATCAGGTAAAAGCCATAACAAAAGCGTTAACAAAAGAAAGAACACTATTGTTATGTCCAACAGGTAGTGGTAAATCACTTATTATATATTGCTTAATTCGGTTTTTTCTCGATCATATAAAACCAGACAAAAAAATATTAATAGTTGTCCCTACAGTTGGTTTGGTATCTCAAATGTTCAGTGACTTCACAGATTATTCCACAGAAAATAAATGGTCTGTTAACCGACATTGTTATACGATTTCATCTGGCAAAGACAAAGATACACACAAAAGAGTTGTAATTTCTACATGGCAAAGTATATACAAATTACCAAAAGAATTTTTTGATCAATTTGAAATGGTTATAGGAGATGAATGTCATTTATTTAAGGCAAAATCTTTATCATCTCTGATGTCAAAATTAACAGATTGTCCTATTAGAATAGGAACAACCGGAACACTAGATGGAACACATACGCACAAATTAGTAGTCGAAGGACTATTTGGAAAGGTTTTTCATGTTACTACAACGTCAACCCTTATTGAAAAGAATTTACTCTCAAATCTTAATATCGACTGCATACTATTACAGTATTCTTCTTCTGACATTGAAGAAGCCAAACGAATGCTGTATAAAGAAGAAATCAAATGGTTGATTCTTAATAATAAAAGAAATCGTTTTATTAAAAATTTATGCAGTAGCCTAAAAGGTAATACTTTGTTACTGTTTAACTTTGTAGAACTTCACGGGAAACCACTATACGAAACATTTAAAAAAGAAATAACAGATAAAGAAATATTCTTTATACATGGCGGCACAGATGTCGAACAAAGGGAAGATATAAGAAAAATAGTGGATAATCAAAACAATGCAATATTGATTGCATCTTATGGGACTTGTTCCACAGGAATAAACATAAGAAACATACACAATATCGTGTTTGCTTCTCCATCAAAATCTGTTGTTAGAGTTCTACAATCAATTGGAAGAGGACTGCGAAAAAGCGAAACAAAAAATTCAGTAAATGTTTATGACATAGGCGATGATTTAAGGCATAAAAAATATAGAAACCATTCTCTGAATCACATGGATGCTCGTATAAAACTATATACTAAAGAGAAGTTTAAATATAAATTGGTGTCTCTTCAACTCAAGGAGAAATGAATGTCTCAAACTTACAAAGTAATCAAACTAAGAAGTGGTGAAGAATTGATTGCAGAAGTTTCTGATTCATCCGATGGAAAGATGACGCTAACTCAACCAATGGTCTTTAAAACAATAGTGATTCCAGATCCAAATGGATATCCAAAAGAAGGAACTATATTAAAGAATTGGTTGGCATTTGGTAATAACGACTCAACTACAATACCTTTAGATTTTGTTGCAACTATTTTAGAGCCAACAACAGATGTGGTGAATCACTATCTCTTGGAAAAAGAAAAACAAAAAATTCAATATGAATCCAAACCAATAGAAGATTTTGCAAAACCAAAAAAGAAAAATTTAGACATAGCAGAATACGAAGAAAAACTTTCTGAAATGTTTGATTCAATATTCAAAGATCTAGAGGAAGAAAAGGTTAAAAGTTCTAAGCCAAAAGAAGAAGATCTTCCTCCAAAAGACCATATCATTCATATGAACATGATTTTTTCTCCACAGGTTTTGGCTCATATGATTAATGAGGGACTAATAGATCCCAGAGATATAATGGATATGATTCGTCATTTTGGCCTAGATGAAAAGAAAACAAAACGGCGCAAAAAGAAAAATAACCGCGAGTCTATTAATGATAAAAAATATACTGGGGAACAAAAAGACAGAGAAGATTTTGGAAATAAATGGACGGATTGGAATCCAGATCCAAACTCTGACGAGTATAAGTAACTATTAATTACTTAATATTATTAATATAGTCCTTTTCCCATACCTGACACAGAAAGTGTAATGATCTTGTCAAGACAAATCAAGTGATTTTTATTGATTTTTTTGAAGTAGATTATAAAATCTTCACATAGGAATTTATATAATGGCTAAAAAGAAAAAGAAACAAAAAGATGAACTACCCGTTTTGCAGGAAACGGAGAAGGATCATTACATAGACAACAAACTGTTTTACAGCGAGATGGTAGAATGGAAAAAGTTATGCGTTGAGGCAGAAAACTCAGATGAAGAAAGACCACCAATAACAAACTATATTGGAGAGTGTTTCATGAATATTGCAGAACATCTCTCTAGAAAAGTAAATTTTGTTAATTATCCATATAGGGAAGAAATGATATCAGATGGCATAGAAAATTGTTTGATGTATGCCCATAATTTCGACCCAGATAAATCAAAAAATCCATTTTCTTATTTTACCCAAATAATATACTATGCTTTCTTGAGAAGAATAGAGAAGGAAAAGAAACAAGCATATATAAAATTTAAAATGACCGAAATGCTTGATGATGGGGCTTTTCACAGATGGTTTAAAGAAAACTATTTTGAAAAAGAGAATGTCAAGGAAGCAATGTCTGAGCATTTCCAAATTAGCGAATCTGATATTCAAAAATTTGAACCAAAGAAGAAAAAAAGAAAAAGAAAAAAATGAAAATTGCAATCATTAATGATACCCACTTTGGCGCAAGAAATGATTCGCCATTGTTTTTGCAATACTTTATGTCATTTTTTGAGAAACAGTTTTTCCCATACTGCAAACAGAATGATATAAAAATAGTTTTACATCTGGGAGATTTGATGGACAGGCGAAAGTACGTCAATTTTCAAACATTGGCAGAAGTCAGAAAAAGATTCATTCAATGGTTCGAAGACAACAATGTTGAATTGCATTGTATTTTAGGCAATCACGACACATTCTATAAGAACACAAATGAAATAAATTCCATCAGAGAATTGTTTCACGAAAAATACCAATCAGTTTATCTTTATGAAAAACCAAGACTGCTAGAGTTAGATGGGTTTAAGATAGCAATGATTCCTTGGATTAATAAAGAAAATGAAAAAGAATTTCAAACATTTATCAAATCCTGTCCCGCCTCTGTAATTTGTGGTCATTTTGAATTAAATGGTTATGAAGTTATTCAAGGTATTAATTTTGAAGGGGGTATGGATGACTCTATTTTTTCGTGCTATGAAATGGTTTTGTCTGGGCATTTTCACGGGAAAACTTCTAAGAAAAATGTTCATTACTTAGGAACTCAATATCAAATTACATTTTCCGATGCAAGGCAGCAAAAAGGATTTCATGTACTAGATACAGAAACCCGAGAGTTAGAATTCATCGAAAACCCGGAAAAAATGTATCACATCATAGTTTATGATGATTCTAAACATGATCCTATGGGAGATGATTTTGATTATTACAAAAACTCATATGTAAAAGTTCTAGTAGCCAAAAAGAAAGATCCTGTTAAATTTGATCTTTGGATTGATAAGATGGTTCAGGCGGGAGTTATCAATTTAAATATTGTCGAAGAAATGATTGAAACTTCAACTGATACAGTTGATGTGGCTCAAGATACTATGAGTATCATCAATGAAGAAATAGACAAACTTGAAACTGTGGAAAATAAAGGTAAACTAAAATCTCTGATACACGAACTCTATATTGAGAGCCTTTCAGCATGATTGTATTCAAAAAAATTCGATTCAAGAATTTTGGATCTTTTGGAAACACATTTACCGAAATACATTTAGACTCAAGAAAAAATACTCTTGTGTCTGGAACAAATGGAAACGGAAAATCTTTTGCATTCCTAGATTCAATCACATTTGCTCTATTTGGTAAGCCATTTAGAAAAATAAACATTCCTCAACTTGTCAATTCAATTAATAAGAAAGACTGCTTAGTTGAACTTGATTTTGAAATTGGAACAGACAAATATCAAGTTAAGCGTGGTTTGTCTCCTAAAATCTTTGAGATCCATAAGAATGGAGAACTTTTAAATCAGGATGCAAAGAACAAAGATTACCAAGAGCATTTTGAAGAGCAGATTCTTAGAATGAACTATAAGTCATTTACTCAGGTAGTTATTCTTGGAAGTTCTTCGTTTGTGCCTTTTATGCAATTGCCCGCAGCAGATAGACGAACCGTAATTGAGGACATTCTTGATATCAATGTATTTACAACCATGAATAGCATTCTCAAGGGCAAGATTGCTGAAGCAAAGAATATTCTTGGAGCCTATGATTCTGACATTTCTCTAGAAACAGAAAAGTTAAAACTCAAAAAGAAATTTGTTGAAAGCCTAAAAAATAAAGAAACAGAATCGCAACAAAAACTTGCCGATAAGATCAAATCTTTTGAGGATGATTGTTCTAAGGTTGAAACCAAAAGAAAAGAACTAGAGAAAAAACTTGGTTCTATTTCTTTTGATTTAACTGCAAAGATAAAAACAGAGAAAGCAATTAAAACCTTTGAAAAACTTAAAACACAAATACAACAAAACCACGATAACTGTCATAAAGAAATTGGGTTTTATAGTGAAAACGATAATTGTCCAACATGCAAACAGGCAATTACTGAGGATTTTAAGAAAGAACAAGTAGGTTCCAAAACTTCTAAATTGCAAGAGTATGACAAAGCAATTGCAGAAATTGAAACTAAATTAAAAGAAGCAGAAGAACAAATTTCGAAATATGAAAAAATTCAAAACGAAATTGCAGATATTAAATTGGCTATTGTTCAGTCAAATATGTCTCATACCAATTTGACAAATAATATAAACAATCTTAGAAATGAATTGAAACAGTTTCTGTCGGCAAAGGCAAGTGGTGATGATATTGACATTGAAACGAAGGAACTGGAAAGCATTCAGTCTAGAATTGATTTAATCAAAGAAGAGCGGGGAAAGATTCAAGAAAATCTTCGTTGTATGGAAATTGCATCAATTCTTCTTCGTGATTCTGGAATTAAAGGCAAGATTATTAAAAACTATTTACCAATTATCAACAAGACTGTAAACAAGTTTTTAACGGCTATGGATTTCTTTGCTCAGTTCCATCTAGACGAAGAATTCAACGAGACAATTAAGAGCCGTAATAGAGATTCGTTTAGTTATATGAGTTTTAGCGAAGGCGAAAAGATGCGAATTGATTTGTCTTTGCTGTTGGCTTGGAGAGAAGTAGCAAGAGTTAAAAACAGTGCAAACTGCAATCTTTTGATTTTAGATGAGGTATTTGACTCTTCTCTGGATGCCGTTGGAGCAGAAGAGTTTATGAAATTATTGACTGGTCTAGACTCAAAGACAAACATTTTTGTTATCTCACACAGAGCCGACTCTTTAGTTGATAAATTTCCTACAGTTATTACTCTTGAAAAGAAAAAGAATTTCAGTAAACTAAATGTTGCATGATTTTAGCAACTGCTGAAGATTATTTGTCTATGGTTGAAGGATGGGAAGATCCTAATCCTAGACCTATTATTACCGTAGAAGAAGGTATACATGTTGTTCGTGATGATCTTCTTGGTGGTGGTTCTAAAATGCGGTTTATTGATCATATGATACAAACATGGCCATATAAAGAGTTTGTCTATGGTAGTTCTCCTGCTACTGGTTATGCACAAATTAGTTTTGCAAAGGCAGCAGCAAGACATGGGAAAAAAGCAGTAATCTTTATGGCTCAACGAGACATGAATAAACTTCATCCATACCAACAGGAAGCAATTGCATCTGGTGCTGATATGCGTTGGGTTCCAAATGGAATGTTGAGTGTTACCGAGAAAAGAGCCAAAGATTATGTCAAAGAAGATCCAATCAACCGTGTGTTGATCCCGATTGGTGGAGATCATCCTGATGTTTTGGCTTGCATTATCAAGGTTGCAAGATACAATATCGGTATGATTCCAGACGAAGTATGGTCTGTTGGATCTAGCGGAACACTAACACGCGGACTTCAGTTGGCTTGGCCATCCACTAGATTTAATGTTGTCATGGTAGGACATAAAGGGGACTACGGTAGAGCAAAAATTTATGAATGCAAAATTCCATTCAATAAACCAGCAAAGGTGCTTCCTCCGTTTCCTTCTGCACCAACATACGATGCAAAGGCATGGGAATTTATTAAACAACACGCAAAAGGTATTTCTCTATTTTGGAATGTAGGCGCATGAACAACTACGGATTTTACGAGCGAAATGATTATGTGATCAATTCAAAGATAAATGTATTCTTTGAAGATCTTCTTTCCATGACACCAACAGAGTTTGGTGATTGGGTAAAAGATATGCGTAAAGAAATTTTACACTCATGGGATACCTATGGCTGTCCTCCACGCACTGGGAAAAATGAATCTGATATCATAGATCAATTCAACAAGATGACCACATATCCTGTTTCTCAATTTACGCATAGTGATGAACTAGTGACTGATGGAACAGGGGATGATGTGATCATCAATAAGGCAAGAATTGGTGGAGAAGCAGATCAATGGTTTTCTAACATGATGAAAACCAGAATTAATTATACAGAAAAAGATAACGGTCATTCCGTATATGATTTATTCTCAGATGATAAATTTCACGATAGAGTTGTTCGGGGAGCAACCAGACACCTAAGAAGAGATTCTTTTTACAGACACGCTTTATCTGCCATAAAAAACAGCACCAAATATGCAATTGTTGATGTGAGCAGCGGAGAAGAATGGTTAGAAGCATTCTTTAGCAATCCTAACATATTCGAAGGATACGATTTTATGTTGGAAGAGGTATCTATCCGTGAGGGTTTAAACACCGGATATTTTCAGATCCAACAAAGTGATATATTACAAATAACAAAAGATCAGTTTATAAAGTGGAAACCAAAAATGTCATATAGGCACTATTCCACCTTTGACTCAGAGAATTTAAAAGATGATAAAGTTTATTCAATCAGAATTTATAAGAAAAACGAAAAAGTATTTCCTGCCGGATTTGCTTCTTTCAGGATTGGTTATATTCAAGTTGCTGTTAACTTTCCGCCATTAACTGCAAAATATCTTTATGAGAGATACACTGAACACATTTCAAAAGACAAACCAATTAACATTTACGACCCATCAAGCGGATGGGGTGGCAGAATATTGGGCGCCATGTCTGTGCGAGATGATCGTGTTGTACACTACATTGGTACTGATCCTAATACCGATAATCACTTTGCTACCAATTCTAGGTATAGCCTACTTGCTGACTTTTTTAACGAAAAGACTTACCGAAATAATCCATTCTTTAGTCACACCAACACATATGAAGTTTTCTGTGAAGGGTCTGAAGTTATAAAGGACAATCCAAATTTTCAAAAGTATAAAGGCAAAATAGATTTGATCTTTACTTCTCCGCCATACTTTAATAGAGAGGCATATTCGGATGATCCAGAACAATCATATAAAAAATTCAGTACATATGATTCTTGGCGCGATGGTTTCTTGAAACCTACGTTGGAAACCTGTGTAGAGTATTTAAAAAATGATCGATATCTTCTTTGGAATATTGCCGATCTGTTGATTGGTGGAGAATATCTACCTTTGGAAAAAGATTCCAGAGATATATTAGAAAACCTAGGCATGAAATTTCAATGTGTCTTAAAAATGGCTCTAGAGTCTATGCCTGGCCAAAATCGTCTAGATGAAAATGGTGTGCCCAAGTGTAAAAACTATTGCAAAGTTGACGGGACTTATCTAAAATATGAACCGATATTCGTATTCTACAAGCCATGAAACAAAACACAGAAGACATCTTTTACGGTAAAGAACCCACTTGGAAACATTGGACACCTGATGATTTCAAGGATATAGAGAAGGTAGCATGGTCAATTGCCATGTCTGCTAACTGGTACAACATTCGATACACCGAAAGAGACTATCGAAATGCTGTATTGGAATATGCGGAAAAGAATAAGATCCAAGATTGGCAATACATGAAAAAACTCGGAACAGATGTCTTTGCATTTCGTTCAATTGGAGGTAAGTGCAAAGCATCTACAAAGGGATGTATTTTGCCACCAATGTTTCAGAAAAATGTCGATGATACTATTTTGCAACTAATTGAAATGGGTAAGAAAGTTTCTTTCTCTGAACCACAAGAAGAAACAATTTCAGTTAGAGATAGAGTCAAAGCACAGTCTTGTGTATTGGCTTCCGAATTAGAAGAACAAATTGATGACTATTTGCAATATATCATTGGCAATAAATCAAACTATAAAAAGTTTGAAATGGAAGAGTGGTTAAGGTCAGCGGAGCCAAGTGGTATGCATTGTCATTTCATGTTAGAGAGTTTTGAACCAAGAGTTCAGGAATTAAACATGGCTCTTTTGGGAGAAAATAAAGAATTAAGAGAGGCGTATAGTTATATCACTAAAGCCCAATTAAGAAAACTTTATGATTTCCACAAAATGCTTTGTGATTATTTAAGACTTCATATTGGTATTATCAATAGCAACAGAAAGCCAAGAAAGAAAAAGAAAAAGAAGCCAGATCAAGTTGTCAAGAAATTGAAGTATTTGATCAAAGATACAAAGACCGGAGCAGAGTCTATTTTGCCAGAAAGTATTGTTGGGTCTTCTACCCTTATTGTTTTCAATACAAAGACAGAAAAGGGAGCAATTTATTACGCTGATACATCTGGAAGTGGAATTACTGTAAAGGGGACAACACTAATCGGGTTTGACAAAACCACTTCAAAAGAAAAGAAGATCAAGAAGGCAGCAGAATTTATTAAGTGCATGAAAAAAGATGGTATTCGTGCAATAAATAATCATTGGAAATCTATAAACACAAAAGAAGCAGAGCCAAATGGTCGAATTAATGCGAACACTCTTTTGCTTCGATCAATCAAATGAATATCGATAAATTAAATTTCAAGGGAAATTATAAATCACATACGCCAGATGGTGTTCTAATTCAATACTCGCTGGGTGATGTTGTTTTTTACTCTGGGCAAACATATGTTGCCACTAAACCAATAAAGGATCAATCTCCGGCTCATGGAGATTCAAGTGGTTGGCAAATGCTTACTAGTGGTTCTTCTACTATTCAGTTTTATTGGGGAGCAGAAACTCCACTCACTCCAAATGTGGGCGATGAATGGTTCAATACAACCAATGGAAGAATTTACAAGTATTTGCCAGACGGCGATACTGAGCAATGGGTAAATAGTTATTGACTTTTATATTTCTTTGTTTATACTGATAAACAGAGGTGCAACATTATACTCTTAGATAACAATCAAATAATTTTGGCTAGCATCTTTCAATCAATGAAAGACTATCCTGAACTAAACGAAGATTATATTCGCCACATGGTTCTGAATACTTATAGAAAGTATAATTCAGAATTTAGAGGAGAATACGGACAACTAGTAATTTGTAATGATTCTAGTAATTGTTGGAGAAAGAAAATTTTTCCACAATACAAGCAGAACAGAAAGAATAATCAAAAGTCATCTGATGTAGATTGGGATGCCATCTACAACAGTTTACATTCAATTCGTTCTGAGATTAAGGAAGTGTTTCCTTACAAAAACATTACGGTTCAAACAACTGAAGCCGATGATATCATCTTTGTTTTGTGTAAGCATTTCCATAAGACAGAAAAAATTCTGATTCTTTCTAACGATAAAGACTTCATGCAACTTGGTGTATTCGAAAACGTATACCAATATAGTCCATTGAAGAAGTCTTACATTAAGACAGAAAATCCAAAAATGTTTCTTCTGGAACATATCGTAAGAGGCGATGCTTCAGATGGTGTGCCAAACATTCTGTCTGATGATGATACCTTTGTCACGGAAGACAAACAGCAGAAGAGACTAACAACCAAGGTTATGACCAAAGTTATGGATGACATCGTAAATAACCGTATTACGGAACTTCCATTTTATGAACGCAACAAGTCTATCATTGATCTATCTGCTATTCCTATGGAGTTGGAGCAAAGCATCATTGATGAATTTGAGAAACCAGTTACTGGCTCAAAGTCAAAAGTTATGAGTTATATGATTGAGAAAAAACTAAAGAATCTAATTACAAACCTAGAGGATTTTTAAATGTCAGACTACTACAAAGGAAAAGAACCAGACAATCGTGATTTCAAGCGCACAGTTAAGAAGACTCGCGTAAAGAAAAACCGAGGAACAAGACATGATGCGCGCCGTTTATTGGATGATATTAAGCACGGAAATGTTGACTTTGATGATATCATCGATAGAATGCAAGATGAGGAAAACTAATGACTTCAACTAAATCTATGACTAAAATTTCTAAACAATCTCTAACAATTCTAAAGAACTTTACTTCTATTAATTCTAATCTTCTGGTAAAGCCAGGCAACAAGATTAGCACAGTTGCTCCGGCAAAGAACGTGATGGCAGAAGCAACTCTGAGCGAAACATTTGACACAGAGTTTGGTATTTGGGACATGAATAAGTTCTTGGGAACAGTTTCATTGTTCAAAGATCCAGAGTTTGAGTTCAATGAAAAGCATGTTGTTATTTCAGGTAACAATGGTTCAAGTGTTACTTATTACTACTCTGAGCCAAAATTGCTGACGGTTCCAACCAAGTCAATCAACATGCCAGATGCTGTTGTGGATTTTGATTTGACTGAAACAATTTTTGACGAAATTGTAAGGGCTTCTTCGGTACTTCAACTACCTCATCTTTCCATCACCAGTGATGGTTCAAAGTTGATTGGTGTTGTTTGTGACAAGAATGATCCGACTTGCAATAAGTTTAGTGTGGAGTTGGGGAAGGCCCCAAAGGGAGAATTTGAATTTGATTTCCGAATCGAAAATCTCAAGTTCTTGCCCGGTGATTATGCTGTAAAAATTGCCAAGTCAACAATTAGTCAATTTACTCATAAGGATATTTCTTTGAAGTATTGGGTTGCACTTGAATCAACAAGTAGTTACCATAACTGATAAGAAAACTGTGAGTCTCAAAGGGACGATTGGTTTTCCAATCGTCCTTTTTCTTGGAGTAAACTATGAGCACTATTAATCTATTTGTAGAAAAATATCGTCCAAAGATAATCGATGAATGTATTTTGCCGGCTTCTTTGAAGAAGACATTTAATGACATTGTAGAAGGTGGGGAATGCCCAAATCTTCTATTGTCTGGTAAAGCAGGAACTGGTAAGACAAGCGTTGCTAGGGCTTTGTGTAATCAACTAGGAGCAGACTGGATCATAATCAATTGCTCCGAGGATGGTAATATCGATACCCTACGCACCAAAATTAGGCAATTTGCATCAACCATTTCGTTGTCTGATACCAAGAAGGTGGTTATTCTGGATGAGTTTGATTACTCAAACGCACAGTCAATTCAACCGGCTTTGCGTGGCGCGATTGAAGAGTTTGCTAAGAATTGCAGATTTATTCTGACTTGCAACTACAAGAATCGCATCATTGAGCCAATTCATTCTCGTTGTACTTGTATTGACTTTTCTATTCCAATAAAGGAGAAGCCACAACTAGCAAAAGACTTCTTGGCTCGTTGTGAATACATTCTCAAAGAAGAGAAGATTAATTATGAGAAGAAGGTTCTAAGTCAACTCATTATAAAGCACTTCCCAGACTTTAGACGCACTTTAAACGAACTACAACGGTATTCCTCAGCAGGAACAATCGATGTTGGTATTCTGAGTGAAGTCGGGGATATTAAGATAAAAGAACTAATGGATCACATGAAAGGCAAAGACTTTAGTGCAGCCAGAGTGTGGGTTGTTTCTAATATGGACAACGATCCTCAGCACATATTCAGGAAGCTCTACGATGGGTTATACGAGCATCTGAAGAGCGGTTCGATCCCAACCGCTATTCTTACTCTAGCAGAGTATCAATATAAGTCTGCGTTCGTTGCAGATCAAGAAATCAATCTGGTTGCTTGTGTGGTAGAACTTATGATGGGATGTGAATTCAAATGAAATTAGGCGACTTTCTGACTGCTATTAATTACTCTAAAGAAGCCATATTAGATGGGGAAAACAATCCAAGCGAAAAGGAATATGTTCCTTACATTGTGAATCATTCCCTGTCTTATTTTCCAGATACGATCATGCAGTGTAATCAGATGAATTCAATACCGGGAATTGCAAAGAAGATGCACTTTGATTATTTGCGCCTCTCTGTTCGTCAACGAAAGCGGTACAGTAAATGGCTCAAAGACGAACATGGGATGATTGAACTGATGGATATGCTCAAAGAGGTTTATGGTTATTCTTATAAGAGAGCAAAGGAGGTTATACCACTTTTGACTAAAGAGGACATAGACAAACTGAAGCAGCAGACTTATAAGGGTGGTTCTCAAAAGTAGCCAAATTCTACATATCTGTGCCGACCATGAAAGGCATATAATATTATAGTAGAAATGGCTTTAAAATGAAACACACGGAAGATATTTTTGAAGGTTATGGTGTGGAAGTAAAACTAAATCATGAAGATGACTTCCTCAAGGTGAAAGAAACGCTGACAAGAATTGGCGTTTCATCAAAGAAAGAAAAAAAACTGTATCAGAGTTGTCATATACTTCACAAAAGAGGTAGGTACGCAATTCTTCATTTCAAGGAATTATTGGCGTTAGATGGTCTTGAGACAGATACTAGTGAAAATGATCTTGCAAGAAGAAACACAATAGTTAAACTATTGGAGGAATGGGGGTTGGTTGTTCCTCTGAACAGTAAGTACAAGAACGATCAATTAAGTATTGCACAACTAAAAATTATTCCTTTCAAGGAAAAAAAAGAATGGGAACTGATACCTAAATATCATATAGGAAAGTAAATTTATTATGCAAACTCTTGTGATTAGTTATTTTTGTGATGTAGATGGAAAAACCTATTATTCAGATCATGGAAAACGATTTGCTGAAGAATGTCGAAAGTTTAATATTCCATTCTCAGTTGCTGAGATAGAGTCACATGGTTCTTATCAAAAGAACTGTCTTCTAAAACCAAAATTCATTTATTCTAAACTTATAGAGCATCAAAAACCAGTTCTATGGTTAGATATCGACACATTTATATGCAAAGTGCCAGATGTATTTGATGGATTTTCTTCTTTGGGTATTAATGTTGGAGTTGCGTCTACCGATCCAAAGGTACTGACACAGATTAAGGCATCTCCTCTGTGGTTTAATTATAATCCAGATACCTTAATGTTTGTTCAAGATTGGATAAAGCAATGCGACTTGGTTCGTTCTACTGGGGCTGGTGTTTTTGATCATGAGACATTTATTGGATGTCTCATGAATTATGTGAAGGAAAAGAAAATTGCAATTCTAAATGCAGATTATTGTGTTTGGCCTGGTCATCAAAATGAAAATACGGTTTTTATGATGGGACTATCCGATGCTCCATCAAAGAAAGAAGCCTTGAAGAAAATGGGATATACAGATGATTTGATTGAGTGGCAATCACCGGGTAATTCATTCATGGAGGCAAAAGTTTGAATACACTTATTGGCTATGGTTTTCCTTTTGAAGTTACAGCATCATCTTGCTCTGATAGAATTCCAAAAAACTTTAGATGGACTTATCCCAAGTACGGGGAAAAGATTAATCAATTAATTTTAATTGATAATAGTATAACTCAATATGAAAGTCTTCCGCCAGAAGTCGGAACATTATATGGGTGGGTATGTGAATCTCGTTCCATCGTACCAGAGTTATCTAAGTTTTTGCTTTGGAATTACGATAAATTAAAACTAAGATTCACTAAGATATTTGTATCCGATAAATCATTGACACAAATTTCAAATCTGTTTCACTATTGTCCTGCGGGTAGCAATCTTCCTTGGATTCCAGAATCACAATATGCAATTTATGATAAGAGCAAACTTATCAGCATGATTGCATCACAAAAAACATTTACTAAGGGACATCAAATTAGACATCAATACGCTGAAAGATTTAAATCACACATTGACTTGTTTGGTGGTGCTTGTGGTTCTCCGAAACTTGGTATAGAATTACCCAGCGCACCGTGGAAAAGCAAAATACAAGGATTAAAGGACTACATGTTTCATATAGTTGTTGAGAACGATTTTTATGACAATTATTACACAGAAAAAATAACAGACTGCTTTGCTACTGGAACTATTCCTGTGTATTATGGAAGTCCAACTATAGGAGAAACATTTAATATGGATGGCATTATTCTATTAGATGAAAAATTTGACATTACCAGCCTCAATCAAGATCTTTATATGTCTAAGTTGGATGCAGTAGAAGACAATTTCCAGAGAGTCAAAACTGTGAAAATGGCTGATGAAGTTTTATTTGAGATGATAAACAATGATTAAAAGTATAGAAATAAAAGTAATAAGCAGGCAAAATTCCAAAAGAAGAATATTCATCAATGAACACATGAAGGAAAGAAATCTTTCTTTCTCTTTCTTTGATGCAGCCGATAAAACTAATATCACTAGAGATGGTAGTGTGTTTTCTTTCAATGAACAAAAATTTGAAATTAACATGACTTCAAATTTATTTGATTCTTTTGCCGGAAGAAAATTTATAAAGATAGGAGAAGTTGGTTGTTTTATAAGTCACTATATGCTTTGGAAAGAATTGTATGAATCTGATATTGATTCTTATTTAATATTGGAAGATGATGCTGATGTTCTTTTTGACAATGGTGGTATTGGGCGGTTTTTGTCTGAACCTAAACCAGAGTTTGATATGATATTGTGTCAAAGTGTTTCACCGCATCATATTAATGGCAAAAAAGCATTTGAGTATATGACAGATAAAATAAATGTAAAATTAAGCAGAGGATTTTGTGATTGGGAAACCACAGAAGGCACAACTGGTTATATTCTGTCAAAAAGTGGTGCTAAAAAATTACTAGAATATTATCAAGAAAATAAAATGCTCAATCCGGTTGATAATTTTATTACAAGATGCGTTGCAGATAGATTAGATACATTTCTGTGTCCAAATTATCTACAAGTTGGTTTAGCCAATTATTGGGGCGATAGCGAAATACATTATAAAAAAGAAAATGAAAATACTCAATTAATTGAAGGAATTGTTTTTAGATACGAATAAATATTTGTACTTGATAAAGGATTTTTATTATGAAAAAAATATTGGTTACTGGTGGTGCTGGTTTTATTGGTCATCATGTTATTGATTTCTTTTTGAAAAATACTGACTGTGAAATAGTTAGTTTAGATCGTTTGGATTATTCTGGAAATCTAAACAGAATAGATGATATTATCAAAACTATTCCAGAAGCAAAAAAGAGAATAAAGATAGTTTTCCACGATCTTAAAGCAGAAGTTAATCCTCTTATCTCTAATTTTATAGGTAAATGTGATACAGTCGTTCACTTGGCAGCAGCATCCCATGTGGATCGTTCTATAACACATCCGATGGAGTTTATACAAGATAATATAATTGGAACTGCCCACCTATTGGAATATGCTCGTAGGTTGGATCATTTAGATAAGTTTTTATACTTTAGCACAGATGAAGTATTTGGTGCTGCCCCAAAGGGAGTAGATTATAAGGAAAGAGACAGATATAATTCCACTAATCCATACTCTGCCTCTAAGGCAGCAGCAGAAGAATTGTGTGTTGCTTACGAAAACACATACAAGATGCCTATGAAAATTACTCACACCATGAATGTTTTTGGTGAGAGACAAACACCAGAAAAATTCATACCATTATGCATTCGTAAAGTTAGAAATAATGAAACTGTTACAATACACTCGAATTCTAGTAAAACAGAAGCAGGAAGCCGATTTTACATTCATGCTAGCGATGTTGCATCTGCTGTTCATTTAATACTGAGCAAAGATTTAAAAACAGAACCAGATTATGGTGGAGCAAAATGTTCTAAATTTAATGTCGTAGGTAAAGAAGAAATTGATAATTTAACTTTGGCAAAAATGATTGCTGAGGCTCAAGGCAAAGAATTAAAATATGAGATGCTGGATTTCCATAGCACCAGACCAGGTCACGATTTGAGATATTCTTTGAGCGGTGATCTTATGCGATCTTTTGGTTGGGAACCAGTTGTTTCAATTTCTGAAAGAATAAAACAAGTGACTAAATGGTATTTAAATAATCCAGAATGGTTGGAACTATGAATCAGTCTTGCAAAATAAAAACAGATTGCATTGCGTGTGGTCAAAAAAAATTAATAACAGTTTTAGATTTAGGAAAGCAACCTTTAGCAAATTCGTTTAAAAACGAAAAACACGCAGAAGAAGAATCATATCCTCTTGCTGTTAACTTTTGTTCAAATTGTTCACATTTGCAGTTGACTCATTTAGTAAATGAGGACAAATTATTTAAGCACTATTTGTATGTTTCTGGGACATCCAAAACTCAATTAGACTATTTTAAATGGTTTGTAGACATGGTCTGTGAAAAGACTCATAAAACAAATGGAAAAGTATTAGATATTGGTTGCAACGATGGCTCCCAATTAAACTACTTCAAAGAAATGGGTTTTGAAACATTTGGGGTAGATCCAGCCACAAATCTTTATGAAATTAGTTCTAAAAACCATAATGTAAAATGTGAATATTTTAATACTGAATCTGTTGTATTTGATTCCAGTTTTGATGTAATTGTTTGTCAAAATGCTTTTGCTCATAATTTAAATCAATTACAGTTTTTAACTAAATGTAAAGATATAATGAAAGATGATTCTTTATTGTTCATTACTATTTCTCAGGCAACGATGGTAAAGAATAATGAATTTGATACAATTTATCATGAACATTATTCTTATTATACGGTTAAATCTATGGACACTTTGTGCAAACGAGCCGGATTATATTTAACAGATGTAGTAAAACATGATATACACGGAAATAGTTACATTTTTGTGATATCGAAGACGAATAATAGATCAACAATAGTAGATAATATGATCAATGAGGAAACTATTGATGGTATGAGTAATTTATTAACTTATTTAAAATATGCAAATAATGCCAAAAAAGTTGCTAATAAATTTAAACTTATTGTGGATGAACTGAAAAACGCAGGATGTTCTATAATTGGATATGGTTCTCCTGCCAAGGGCAACACAATGTTAAATTATTCTGGCGTGGTTTTGGATTTTATCGTAGATGATAATCCACTAAAACAAGGCACATTTACACCAGGCAGCAGCATAGAAGTTGTTCCTATGAGTAGATTAGATGAATTGGATGAAAAAGAATTGGTTTGCTTTGTTCCGTTGGCTTGGAATTTCTTTGACGAGATTTATAAAAAAATATCAATAAAGAGAAAAGATAAACCAACGATATATCTAAAATACTTTCCAGAATTCTCTATTTTTATGGAGGATTGATTAATATGAATATAGGAATATCTTTGGTAGGAATATCACATTTAGATGAAAAATATTCTAATTTAAAAGACTCAGTTGGTAGAGAAGGTAGAACTAGAAAATATGATTGTTGCTCAGAAAATATCATTGAAAAATTAATAAAACCTTTTCAAAAAAATAATAATGTGTCTGTCTATCTTACAACATATCCAAACGAGCATATTGAAGAATTGATAAAGATGTATTCGGCTAAACAATGTTTGTTGCAAAATTTTAGTTTATCTTTTATGCAAAAAACATACTGTGAATCTTTACGACAATTGTTGGATCAAAATTTAGATTTCATAATAAGTACAAGATTTGATATACTATTTGAAAAAGATATGTCTACTTTAAACTATGATTATGATAAAATGAATGTATTGTTTCGAGAAAAAAATCACAATCATTTAAATTTTACATGTGATAATTATTTTGCATTTCCTAAAAAAATGATTAGACAATTTTCAGATTCTATTATGGAACTCTTTAATTCTGGTCAAACAAATGGTCTGCATGGAACAGTACATCATTTATCTACTAAAATAGGTTATGAAAACATAAAAATTTTAGACAAAAACGATCAATTAGGAAAAGATAATATCTATTATTATTTACCTCATTGTATTTTTCGATCTTAATGCTAACCAGAATGTATAATCTAACCAGAAATTGGAAAAAATAAAAATGTCAAATATTCACCTATTCTATCATGTTGGTCAAGTTGGAATTTGGGAATTTGTTTATTTGGATCAAATTCACAAAATGTATATAAGTGGTTTGTTGAAAAACACAAATACTCTTCATATAGGAGTTAATGGTAATTTAGAGTTGCCACATGTTCCCAAAAATGCAAATGTTGTTAGATTTTTAAATACAGGAGAAGAAAACACAACACTATCCTTAGTAAAGGATTTTTGTGGAAAAAATTCAAATTCTATGGTAATGTATACACACACCAAGGGAGTCAAACACAATAATAAGTATTGTGAATCATGGAGAAGGTTTATGGATTATTTTACCATAATTAAATGGAAAGATAATATTGAGTATTTAAAGGATTATGATTGTGTTGGTACTAATTGGCAAATAGATACTTTTTTGGGAAAAAAACCACACTTTTCTGGAAATTGTTGGTGGGCAACGTCGAAACATATAAATGACTTAAATCACGAATATTTAACAACTCCTTCGATATATGATAGAGAATTTTGGATAGGTTCAACGTATTTTACAAAATCTCCAAAAGTAAAAAATCTTTTTGACAGTGGTTTAAATAAAATTAATCATGCTGGTCATAATGATCAAATGTATCCAGAAGACAATTATGTGTTTGATTATTTATGAAAATATCAATTGCTATTCCGACATATGAATGTCATGGATTTGGTTGGTTGTATTTATCAGAATTACTTAACAGTATTCATAAACAAAATTACAAAAATTATGAGGTCGTTATCAGCGATCAAAGCACCGATGATAACATCGAAAACTTAATTAAATATTACTGTAATTTTATGGAGATTAAGTATTTAAATTCCAAACAAACAGAAAGAAAGATATCTTCAAATATGAATAATGCAATAAAAAATTGCACAGGAGATATAATCAAATATATGTGCGGTGATGATTTTTTTATTGATGATACTGCACTAGACAGAATTCAATTACATTTCAAAGCAAATACTGATGCAAAGTGGCTAATTATGGGATCGGTTCATTGTCATTCTATACACTCTATGCATACTAGAATTGTACCTTTTTATCATGATAAAATACATTTGGGTGGGAATACAATCAGTTCCCCCAGTGTAATTGCTACCACGGTAAAAGAACATTTGGATGAAAAATTATCAATGTTGGTTGATTGTGAATTGTATAAAAGATTATACGTTAAATATGGAAAACCAATAATAATGCAAGAACCATTAGTTTGTAATAGGATTCATCCGAATCAACAACAAAATTCCCTACAGCATGTGATTGAACAAGAGAGAGAATATTGTATTTCTTTATATGGAGAATAAGATGAATAAAGTTTGCATTTTGCTGGTTAGCCATAATTTCCCTTCACTTACAAATTCTCTTTGTGAAAAAATAATAGAAAATACTAGGGGTGTTAATTATGATTTGCATGTAATTGAAACGGGTTCTGGATTAGATAATTGTTCTAAATATGCAACTCTTTGGGTTAAAGATGGTTGCAGAATGACTAGGGGATTTAATCTTCTAAAATCATATGCAGATTCTGTTTTAAAGTATAAAACAGGAGAAAAGTATGATGCATATATGCTTTTTGTCAATGATGCTAAATTTATAGACAATCAGGATATGATTTCTATTTTGTATGAAGAAATGAAAAAGCATCCGGACTGTGGACAAATACATCCATATCAGAGTAATATGCATCCGGGGTTTAGACGCCTTTGTAGGCTCACAGATAATCAAACTAGAAAGGAAAGTTTTAGTGAAATTGTCTGTCCTATGGTATCAGCAATGGCTTGGGATAAGTGTGGGGAAAATTTTCTAGATAATAGATTTTTTTATGGTTGGGGATTGGATTATGATATGCCATATCAACTCCATAAAAATGGATATAGAACTTATATAACTGATAGAGTGGGAGTATTTCACGATCCATTTACTTCGTATAAAAACAAAGAACAAACCAGAGAAACTTTAGAAACAAATCAATTTGCACAATTGGCAAGACAAAACATGAATCAGGGATTTGTCGAAAAGTATGGAACCGATTGGATGCAAGTTCTAATTGATGCAGTTCCTTCTGATGTTTCTAAAGAAGCACTTTATATGTGGTTGGCAAATAATGATGGATTCCGAGGAAGAATATGAATAAAGCAATTTTATTTGATCTTGATGGTGTATTAGTTGATGCTTGTGATTGGCATTATGAAGCATTAAATTTGGCTCTAATGCATTTTCAGAAAGATCCAATACCAAGAGATCTTCATTTAACTCTTTATAATGGATTGCCTACTCATGTTAAATTAGAAATGATGGGTATTTCAGAAACCGAAGCAAAAGAAATTAATAGACTGAAACAAGTTTATACTTTAACAACCATTCGTTCTAAAGCAACAAATATGCCAGAAAAAGTAACGTTACATACTTATTTGAAATCTCATGATTATAAAATTGCTTGCGTTACTAATTCAATAAAGGAAACAGCAACAGAAATGCTAAAGGCAACTGGTCAATTTGATTTTATGGATTTATTAATAACGAATGAAGATGTTAAAAACAATAAACCAAGCCCAGATTGCTATAATCTAGCAATAAAAAAATTAAATGCAGATCCCACAAAAACAATAATAGTTGAAGACTCTGTAAAAGGAATGCAAGCAGCAAAGGCATCTAATGCAACCACATGTATTAGAGTAAAAGATCCGAGTCAAGTTACCATAGATATTATTAGTCCTTATTTAGAATGAATCAATCATGAAAATATTAATTCCAATGGCTGGTGAGGGAAGTAGATTTGCAAAGGAAGGCTATACTTTCCCAAAACCATTAATAGATGTTAATGGTAAACCAATGATACAAGTTGTTACAGAAAATTTAGACTTCGATGCTACCTATATTTTTTTAGTTCGTAAAGAACATCTGCAAAAATATAGTGGTTTGAAAACAACTCTTGATAGGATCACAAACGGTAATTTTGAAATTGTAGAGGTGGATGGGTTAACTGAGGGTGCCGCTTGTACAACATTACTAGCAAAAAAATTAATTAATGATGATGATGAACTTTTGATTGCTAATTCAGATCAGGTGGTTGAATATTCAGCGGAGAATTTTAAATTACTAAAATCACTAACAAACGTAGATGGTATAATTTTTACGTTCAATGCTATACATCCTAAATGGTCGTTTGTTAGAGTCAATTCTAGAGGTATAATCACCGAACTACAGGAAAAAAATCCAATATCTAATATTGCAACTTGCGGGATTTATTGGTACAAGAAGGGTTGTGATTATGTAAAATATACAGAACAAATGATAGAAAAGAACATAAAAGTAAATAATGAATTTTATGTTGCTCCGGTATACAATGAATATATTTCTGATGGTAAAATACTTATACCATTTTATGTAAACAAAATGTACGGTATAGGCACACCAGAAGATTTGAATGTTTATTTGGGACAAATTAAAAGATGAAATATGATAATTTTACTAATCTTCTTTGGATTGATGATGTTAAAAAACATGCTGATATACTTTGGAAAAACAAATAATGAATATAACACAATTTACAAATGGTTGGTTGGTTGGCGATTTTGTTCCGAGTTTATTGCGAACTAAAGACCTAGAAGTAGGAATTAAATATTATAAAACTGGTGATAAAGATTTAAAACATTATCATAAAGAAACAACAGAATATACCGTAGTATTATACGGAAAAATAAAAATGTTAAATGAAATATGGGAAAAAAATGATATTATTGTCATTAAACCAAATATTGAAAATGAATTTGAATGCCTAGTTGATTGTTGTTTATTAGTTATAAAAACTCCATCTATGCCAAAAGATAAGTATATTATATGAGTAAACTTAATTTATTAATAGTAATACCAATTGGGATATCTTCGCCTGGAACTCCAGTGCAAAAGTATTTGGATGTGTGTATAGATTCTTTGAAAAATCAAAAAACAAAGTATTCATATAAGGTTGTATTTGCTGCGGATAATAATTTACCAAACAATATTCAAAATAGCATATACAATTCTGGCTTTGATGTAAATCTTTATGAGCCATATCACTTTATGCGTAGAGGTAGTATATGGAAAAAAATATACAATGAATGGGTTCGATATGAGTCAAAATACTTAGCATTTTGTCATTATGATGATGTTTGGGGTAGCAATAAAATTGAAAGCCAATTGTCATTGATGGAGCAACAAAATTTAGAATTAAGTTGGAGCAAAGTTCAAGTAATAGACAATAGGGGAAATATCATCAGTGATGATCTCTCTAAATTTGAAAAACTGAATAAAGATTCTATTAATATTGGTTCATATGCATTTTGTCATTCGAGCATATTGAAAGCAGATTCTTGGTTGAGTAATGGAATATTGGATAAAGTCGAAAAAGCCGCGGCAATATATGAACATTTACAATTTGTGTATTCTCATAAATTAATTGGAGCGAAAGATAATAATTCTGTTTTTTATCATAGAACACATTCCGACAGTGTAACCAACCAATTCAACTCAGAAAAACAGTTTATGAAAGAGCAGAGAGAATTAGTTAATTATTCTCTAGAGCAAGTTATTAAAGATGCAGAAGAATTAAATGTGAAACACATTATCGAAGAAATTACAAATTCTCTACAATGAAAATAATAAGTCATAGGGGAAATTTATCCGGTAGAGACATTTCCAGAGAAAATAAAATATTTGCCATAGAAGAATGTATTGAACATGGTTTTGATGTTGAAGTAGATTTGTGGTCTTTAAATGGTGAATTATATCTCGGCCACGATGAACCAGAAATTCATATTCAATCTAAATTTTTGCTTTCTAATTCGGAAACCCTTTGGATACACGCAAAGAATTTTTTGGCTGTAGACTGGTTGTTTTCGAAACCACTGAATTGGTTTTGGCATAAAACAGATGAAATGACACTGACAAGTAAGGGTATTCCTTGGTGTTATCCAGATAATTATCTTTCTTCTGGTATTACCGTTTTAACCGAAGATGTAGAAATACCACAAAAAGTTTATGGAATTTGCACTGATAATCCATTAAGATATCAACATGAAAAATTTAGAACAAATTTGTCTATTAACAATTGACGGGGTTGGTGATAAAGTCGAAAGACTAACCGAAGTAATAAAACAATGTCGTTCTCGATTATTATTTAAAACTCATATTCATTTTGGCGTAAATCCAATCAATAGTATTGATGTAACAAATATTATAGTTGAAAAATTTGATTATTTTACCTATAACAAGTTTTGTATAAACCATCTTTATAAATTCTTAGAGCCATATGATTTTACTCATTACTTATTAGTACAAGAAGATGGGTTTATTATAAATCCAGAACTATGGGATGACTCATTTCTGAATTATGATTATATTGGTGCTCCTTGGATAAGATATAAAACAGAACCACAATTTCCTTGGGTTCAGCACTTTGGAGAAAAAGCAGCAGTTGGCAATGGTGGATTTTGTCTTAGAAGTAAAAAATTCATTAAAGAATGTTCTGATCTAAATTATCAGCCAGGACATCCAAATGAAGATGTGTTTTTGTGTGCGTTAGCCAATGATTATTTGGTAAGTAAAGGAATTGTTTTTGCTGATATAAATACTGCTGGTAGATTTTCTTTAGAAACCAAAAATGATTTATTTAATAATTTAGAAAACGTATTTGGTTTTCATGGTAAACATTTACTAGATGATGCCTGGAAACATGTGAGGAATAAACATAATGATTAACGTATTAATAACAGGAGTTGCCGGTCTTCTTGGTTCTAGACTGGCAGACTTTTTGGTCGAAAAGCACCCAGAAATAAAAATAATAGGAATAGATGATTTATCCGGTGGTTACATAGAGAACGTAAACCCCAAGGTTAAATTTTATGAATTTAACCTTATGGATAAACAAAAATTAGATTTGGTTTTTTCAGAAAACAAAATTGATTATGTTTTTCATTTTGCCGCTTATGCCGCAGAGGGCCTTAGTCCTTTTATTCGTTCCTTTAACTATAATAATAACTTAATTACTACAACTCAAATAGTAAACAATTGCATTAAGTATAATATTAAGAGATTAGTATTTACAAGCAGTATGGCTGTTTATGGTGAGGCAAAACCACCATTTGTTGAGGACTATGTTCCAAAACCAATTGATCCATACGGTGTTGCTAAGTATGCTTGCGAACTTGATATTCAGATAGCAGGAGAACAACATAATTTAGATTGGTGCATAATTAGACCACATAATGTTTATGGAGAAAAACAAAACATTTGGGACAAGTATAGAAATGTTCTAGGAATATGGATGTATAAAAGTATACTAGGAGAACCAATAACTATATTTGGTTCTGGCGAACAAACTAGAGCATTTAGTTATATTGATGATTGTGTTGAATATTTTTGGAAATGTGGTGTATCAGAAGAGGCATCAAAACAGGTATTCAACATTGGTGGTTTAAAAGAATACACCATAAATGAAGCAGCAAAACTTGTTTCTTCTCTTACTGGTAATTCCAATATAATTTATTTGGAACAAAGACATGAAGTAAAACATGCTTGGGTTTCACACAAAAAAGCACAAAAAGTTTTAGGATTTGATGACAGCAAAACATCTTTATATGATGGTTTAAAAAAGATGTGGGAATGGTCAAAAAAGCAACCAATCAGAAAACAATTTGTTTGGCCAGAATACGAGTTGGAAATGGGTTTATATGATTACTGGAAGAGATAAATAATATCAAAGGACTTTATTATGCCAAAATTATGCTTATCAATGATTGTTAAAAATGAAACTCACATTATAAAAGAGTGCTTTGATACGATATATGATCAAATTGATTATTGGGTGATCGTTGACACAGGATCAACTGATGGAACTCAAGAGTTTATTAAAAACTATTTTGCGGAAAAGGGAATTCCCGGAGAACTTCACGAAAGACCTTGGGTTGGGTTCGGGCATAACAGAACCGAAGCACTCAAGTTAGCAGATGGTAAAGCCGATTATATCTTCATGATTGACGCTGATGATTATCTTGAGGGTAAATTACCATTAGATAAGATTGGTGGCCACGAAGGATATGCGGTTCTCATGGGAAGAATGGATTTCTCTTGGTGGAGAACACAGATCTTTAAGAGTGGTTTGGGTTGGAAGTATTTTGGTGTACTACATGAATACCCTGCACTGGAAGATCAGCGCCAACCAGTTTTAGAAAGATTGATGGGCAACTACCGCGTTGTTGCAAGAACAATGGGTGCTAGAAACAAAGATATCAATCCAATTGATAAGTATAAGAAAGACGCAGAGACATTAGAAAAAGCATTGATTGATGAGCCAGGAAATGTTCGTTATCAATTCTATCTTGCTCAAAGTTACTTTGATTCTCATCAATGGGAAAAATCAGAAGCCGCTTATATAAAGCGAGCAGAGATGGGTGGTTGGCCGGAAGAAGTCTACTATTCAATTTACCGTATTGGTATTTGCAGAGCATTGCAGAACAAACCTTGGATAGAAATACAACAAGCATTCTTGGATGCATATAACACAAGACCTCAGAGAGCAGAACCACTATATCAAGTTGCAAGAATTTATAGATTAAATGGTAAACCAGCACTTGCTTATGTGTTCGCTAAAATGGCTGCTGAAATTCCATACCCAAAGGATGACATTCTGTTCATCGATAATGATGTTTATCGATATGGTATTCTTGATGAAATTGGTAGCACCGCATTTTATGCCGGAAAAGTAGAAGTAGGTTATAATGCTTGCAAGGCTTTGTTGGATCGTAAATTACTCCCAGAATCTGAAGTAGAGCGTGTAACAAAAAATCTTCATGAGTACGAAAAAGTAATGACACAAATGAAGATTAGCATGAATGAAAATAGAGTAGAACAGAAGATGTTTCAGAAGGAACAGAAGAAGCAAAAGGCGTTTAAGAGAAAAGAACGCATTAGCAGATAAGATAAATAGATTAGTTAGGAGCTAATCTATGTCAGTAAATTACGATATTCCGGCAGAACAAGGTTCTGATTTTTGGTTGCACATTCGTTATTTGGATGACGATGGTAATCCAATAAACTTATCAAACTATTCAGCAAAGATGGAAATCCGTAGATCCTATGAGATGGACGGAGTTCTTGCTGTATTAACAGGTAATCCATTTGGTGCTACTGTGGGTTTAACAGGAGGAACTATGGGAGGAACATATGGTTTTACTGGAGGCTACGGCGGTATTTCTTTGAACCGTTCAATAGACGGAGCAACAGGACAAACTGGTGGCATGTTATTGTTTGTCTCTGGGGTTGGTATGGGTGATATGCCGATTGGTAAGTTTGTATACGACATTCAAATCAAAGGCACAACCGGAAACAATGTGATTCGTCTTATGGAAGGACGATTTGATTCATCTCCAAGAGTAACCAGATGAAATTAGTACTAACAGAAAAATCAAAAAAGATTTCTAATAAGAGACAAGTATTTTCTGGAGATAAGAAAATATTCTCTATAACAATACAAACACAAACTAAAACACTTATTTTTCATAGATGAAAACCTTCTCTGATTACTTTGACAATAATGAAGGAGAGCCAGTTATTGGTTCCTCCAAGATTGTTGTTGGTAATCACACGCCCGGTGATAAATTTGTATTAGTAAAAGAAGCAATTGGTCTTGAGAAGGGAGCAATTGTAAGTATATCTGAGCAAACAGAATCAGAAAAGGTTTGGTTGTTTGGTAGGGGATTATCTAAAGTAACAATAGACACACCAAAGGGAACAGTTACTTTAGAAGGTTCTGTACGAGAGATACAAGAACTATTTGATCCATATAGAGAACAAATTACAGAAGAGCCAACAAAAGAATATATTGTTGTAAACAAAGTAATACAACAAAAAATTGTTGAAGAGGGTTCTCAGGGTCCTCGCGGGTTGCAAGGTGATCGTGGTCCTATGGGTCCTGTTGGTTATCAAGGATCAAAAGGAGACAAAGGAGAAAAGGGAGATAAGGGCGATCAGGGAGAGATAGGGCCCCAAGGTGAAAAAGGTGAAAAGGGAGATAAGGGCGATCAAGGAATACAAGGAGAACGCGGTGAACAAGGTGAAAAGGGAGAACAAGGAACTCCCGGTTTAGATGGTAAAGATGGTATGCCTGGTCCTCAAGGACCAAAAGGTGAACGCGGGGAACCAGGACCTGAAGGCAAACCTGGCCCCGCTGGCGCGGCCGGTCGTGATGGTAAGGATGGACAGCAAGGATTAGTTGGTCCTAAAGGTGATGTTGGCGAAAGAGGTCCTATTGGAAGACAAGGACTAAAGGGGAAAGATGGAAGAGATGGTAAGGATGGTTCTCAGGGACCAAAAGGTGATAAAGGAGACAAGGGGGATAAAGGTGATCCTGGCGAATCAGGAATCATCAGTGTTTCCTATCCATTAGTTTATGACGAAAAAGAAAAACACTTATCATTTGATTCAAAGAAGTTTGAAAAACTAATAGAGAAATTAGGAACACTGAAGGGGACTGGAACCTTTGATTTAAGCAGTGGATCTCTTGGTGGTGGTGCAGTTGGAATACAGTTTAATAAAGCACAGATTCTAAAATCTGTGAATGATATTAATTTTACTGGTGCTGGTGTAAATGTAATTCGAAAAGGTAAAAATGTAGAAGTACAGATTAGCGGTGGTGCTGGTTTATCTGGCTCAGGACCTACAGGCCCAACAGGGGAACAAGGTCCTCCGGGTATTCAAGGTCCCATTGGTCCTACTGGTCCTCAAGGTGCCACTGGTGCCCAAGGTCCAACAGGACCAGTAGGTAATTATGTTCAATCTATTGCATCTCCGAATGGAAGTCTAACAATAGAGCCTTCTAGTGGCATTGGTGTTTTAAAAATTGAAGTTACCGATTTACCAAAATCTATTGGTGGTGCAGTTCAATATAGGGATTCAAGTACATCAAGATTGGCTGCACAAGCAAATTTTAAACTAGACACAACAACTCAAAACCTTGAAATTCCAAAAGGATTGGTAATAGGAACTACGGGTGGTGCTTTCATAGCATTTGCTGATGGCTCAACACAATCTTCAGCAGCAAATAGATTTTATTATCAGTCTGCATCACCATCCGGAATAACCCAAGGCGACAGGTGGATGGATTCTGACACTGGGATTGAGTATGTTTACATAAACGATGGAAACAGCAATCAATGGGTTCAACCAACCAACACTGCGACCACTACTGGGGGTGGAACCTCAATTCTAACGACAACATTTATTTCCGGTGGAACTTACTCGGCCCTTCCAATTGATTATTACATTGGAGTAAGTTACGCAGGACCAGTGACCATAACTCTTCCGAGCAATCCAGAAACAGGAAGACAAATTGTGGTAAAAGATGAATCTGGAAATGCTGGGGCTGGAGTAAGCCGTCAAATAACAATTATTGGTGCCACAACAACACACAAGATAGACAATCAAAATTCAGCAATAATAAACTTGGACAACGCTGGATTAAATTTCATTTACAGAAATGGATGGAGAATAATATAAAATGTCATACTTATACAACGATCTTGTAGGATTTAAAGGGACAGCGGTTGATGCATTCAATCGGCTTAAAGTTTCTAATCCATTTACGCTATTTGACAGTCAACAAAGATACCAAGTAAGTGACAAATGGGATTACAGAGGTGCAACTGGCGGAACATATTCCCATAATATAACAGAAAGCACTGTGTCATTAACTTCAGGCTTGACAGTAGGGTCTAAAATTTACTCCGAAACCAAAAAAGTATTTCCTTATCAGCCAGGAAAGTCTCTTACAATAATAAACACATTTGCAATGTCTCAACCAAAAAATGGTTTGAGACAAAGAGTTGGTTACTTCGGAGTTACTGGTGGTTTTACTGGAGCAACACCTTATAATGGAGTATATTTACAACAAGATGGTCTTACTCTATCTCTTTGCTTGGCTTCGGCTTCTTTAAATACAACACAAACAGTACCACAATCAAACTGGAATGGAGATCCATTCAATGGATCTGGTCCTTCTGGTGTAACTTTAGATGTAACAAAAGGAAATATTTTTTGGATGGATGTCGAATGGTTGGGTGTGGGTGATGTTCGAACTGGATTTTTTATAGACGGAAAACCCATTGTAGCACATACATTCTACAATACGAATAAAAATTCCACAACCTATATGACAACTGCATGTTTGCCTTTGAGATATGAAATTGAAAATACAACAGGACAAACCGGAAGCAGTACATTAAGACAAATATGTTCAACAATATTATCTGAAGCTGGTTATGAAGGATTCAGCAGAAGATACAACGTAACCCACAGTGGAACTACACCCCATACTTTAACAACAGCAGGAACTCAATATCCACTGGTTGCAATACGATTGGCCCCCGATAGATTGGATAGTATTATTGTACCGTCAAATATTAGTGTGGCAATAGAGCCGGGAACAAATAACAAACCATTAGTAGTGCAATATAGAATTTTATTAAATCCAACTTTAACGGGAAACACGTGGGCAACACATTTCAATGGAAATGTTCAATATAATATTACGGCTACGGGAGTTACTGGTGGAACTGATATTATCGGTGGATATATAAGTAGCAGCGGAACCTTGGATGTATCTAGCGTAAATGATTTCAATTTTCAATTAGGAAGAACTCAACTGGGAGTAAGCGATACATTTGTTCTTGTACTGGTTCCTACGGAAAATGGCACAGAAGGTTATACAGATCTTTCATGGTTCGAAATCATATAAGTATTAACACATGGCACTAGACTTTCCAACAAATCCTTCATTAAATGAAGTATATTCCTATGGAGGAAGATCTTGGATATGGAATGGTTCTTCTTGGGATTATTATGGAACCTCCATAAGTTATGTAAATACATTAAATGGTTTGAGTGGTTCGGTCGGTTTATCCGCCGGAACAAATATTACCATATTTACTTCTGGTAATACACTAACAATTTCTTCATCTGGTTCTGGTGGTGATTCTGGACCAACGGGAGCAACAGGACCTACTGGACCTGCTGGTCCAACAGGTCCTCAAGGTATCTCAGGTGCAATAAGTTTCACCTCATCAACCACAGCACCAACAGGAGCCACATACGGTGATATGTGGTTCAACACAAGCAGCGGAAATGTGTTTATTTACATCACAGATGGATCGTCTTCGTATTGGGTTGAACCATTTGGTCCTCAAGGAGTAACAGGTGCTGCAGGAGCTACAGGTGCAACAGGTGCTACAGGTGCTACAGGTGCTACAGGACCAACAGGTGCAACAGGTGCTACAGGTGCTACAGGTGCTACAGGTGCTACAGGTGCTACAGGTGCTACAGGTGCTACAGGTGCAACAGGAGACACGGGTCCCGTTGGATTAACAGGTGCTACAGGTGCTACAGGTGCTACAGGTGCAACAGGAGCTACAGGTGCTACAGGTGCTACAGGTGCTACAGGTGCTACAGGTGACACGGGTCCTACGGGTTCTACAGGACCAACAGGAGACACGGGTCCAACAGGTGCTACAGGTGCAACAGGAGACACGGGTCCCGTTGGATTAACAGGTGCTACAGGTGCTACAGGTGCTACAGGACCAACAGGTGCTACAGGACCAACAGGACCAACAGGAGCAACCGGAGAAACTGGTCCAACAGGTCCAACAGGTGCAACAGGTGCTACAGGTGCTACAGGTGCTACAGGTGCTACAGGTGCTACAGGTGCTACAGGTGCTACAGGTGCTACAGGTGACACGGGTCCTACGGGTTCTACAGGACCAACAGGAGACACGGGTCCAACAGGTGCTACAGGTGCAACAGGTGCTACAGGAGCAACAGGAGCAACAGGAGCAACAGGTCCAACAGGTGCTACAGGAGAAAAAGGAGACACAGGTGACGCAGGTCCAACGGGAGAAACTGGTCCAACAGGACCAACAGGTGACACGGGTCCTACGGGTTCTACAGGACCAACTGGAGCTACAGGTCCCACAGAAGACAATATAACTATTTTTATTGATTCAACTCCAGACGATATTTCTATTGGGAATAAAGGATTTAAACAAGTCCCATATAACTGTGAAGTTTTGGAATGGCACGTTTTAGCAGGACAAACAGGATCAATAGAATTTGATATAAAATCTGGTTCGTTCGCAGCATATCCAACAACCACATCGATTGTTGGTGGAGACTATCCAGAACTTACATCACAATTTAAAAATTCAAATACTGGTGTCACCGCATGGTCTGGATTGACCGAAGGAGACATCATAGATTTCGTCATAAATAGTAATACGGGTATTAAATCTGTTGGATTGTTTATTAAAATTAGGAGAACTTCATGAAAGCAGCAGTAGAACATTTTTTTACGGGGGACACTATAGTATTTACAGGAGGACTTCCTGAGGTTGGATCGACTGCGGGTGGCTACGACTCCACCAGGACTATGCTTTCCTCGCTCATTCGCCAAGCCACGGGAGCAAACACAGAAGACAAATATATTTCTCCAAAGCCAGCAGCCATCGTAAACATTCCCGAAGTGTTTTCTTCTGGCGTACAGTCTATGCCCAATGTCTACAAGTGGTCGGACAACATCTACTGGATTTTTTCAGCATCTAATGCTGGTGCCGCAGCAACAAGAACTATTTCTCTTACAGAATTTAATTCAAGTACATTTACCTTGACCTACAAGGGATTCATCACGCTATCAGGAACCACGGTATCAGGAAGCAAAACAGTTCGTTCGATTCGTGGAATCGTGTATGAGCATACATCGGGAACAGTTTCCACAAGTGGCTCTTCCACCACCATCACAGGGTCAAGCACACAGTTCACCACCGACCGTATTGCAGTTGGAGCAAGAATTGGATTTGGAACCACAGACCCAACCGCAGTCACCACATGGTATGAGATTACCGCTATTGCAAGCGACACTTCGCTAACAATCACCGCACCCGTAAATCTGAGTGGAGGTACATCGTATGTGATTGAAGAAATTCGTATTGCGGTTGCTTGCACAAACGCTACCGAAATTAACGGTGGAGTGCATCTCATCAAGGGATTGAACCACGGTACATTCACAAGTGGTGGAACAACCATTACTGAAGCAACCACAACAGACAATATTCGTGCATCGTATCTGCTTACTGATGCGGTAGGAACTTTGGGAACAGCAACAGCAACCGTGTCATACAGCACTACAAACATATTGTCTTTGAGTAGTCACGGACTCAATGTTGGTGATTCTGTTCGGTTTACAAACTCTGGAGGCAGTCTTCCATCAGGTTTGAGTTCTTCAAGTACTTATTATGTTATTTCCACGAATCTTGGAGCCAATCAGTTTTCTGTTTCCACTACTTTGAATGGCTCCATGACATCTATTACTAGTGCTGGTACGGGAACACACACGGTTCACTCTGCCAGTAGCAAATTTGCAGCAACACTTGCGGTGGATGATGACGGTCGTAGTGCCACAAGTCACGATTTGTATCTTGTAAACGGCGCAGGCGCATCCTCACCCTGCCAAATTGTAAAATACAACATACGAGCAGCATTGACTGTTGGCGCACTTACAGGTGGTCCTGCAAGCGGAACAAGCGTGAGCGCATTCGTCCACAAAACAGGAACAGTTGCCACGACAGGAACCATTTCACAGATCAACAGCGGAAGAATCTTCACCGTGAATCACGGTTCTGCATCTGGTGTCAAGAGTCTGTATTTTGTTACCACAACCAGAGTTTACCGATGTCCTGTGTCCTCTCTCACAAATGCAAGTACATCTTGGCTTCAGGATGCCATGCTTGAAGTACCTCCTGGTGGTTCCACAACTTTTACCACAATAAACACAATGGCTCAAGTAGAGTACTCTTCTACAACTGACCGATTGTTCGTGACAACTGCAAGTGGACGATTTGGAACCTATGTGACCCCATATGTCACAGCAGGAGAGCAGTTTGAAAAGTTCATCGGTACCAACTTGAACAGATTGAAGTTGACCACAACCCCTTCGGGCGCAAGCGATGGTCTGTTCCCTCAACAACAACTGACCATATGGACAGAAGACGGATGGATGTTTGCCATTCCAAACTCAACAACATCAGGACAAAACTGGCTGTATGTGTTTCCATTTGGTGCAGATGCGTATTACGAATCTACAAGCAGACAAGCAGTAATCACTCCTAAACTTGCAACCACGAACGCAAGCAAACTCTACCATGTGTATGTTGACCATATGGAATACGCAGGAGACTACGGACTCGGATTCCCTGTTGAGTCCTACAAGAAGTGGTATCGCACAAGTGGCATAGACGATAATAGTGGTGCATGGACAGAAATTGCTACAGCAGCGGATTTGGAAGCCGCTGCCGTATCTGATTACATTCAGTTCAAGATTGCGTTTGATATCATGGGCGAAATCTGCGTTCCAACCCGCATCCACTCTATTGTTTGTCTGTATGAGGACACTAATCAGGATTCGCATTATCAGCCATCCTTGTCCAAGTCCTCCACCGCAAGCAAGATATTCGCATGGAAACAGGTTGCTGCATGGGGATCAAATATCCCAAATATGAGAATTCGTTTGTATGATGCAAGCAACAACAATGAACTATTGAATGATACTGTCACTCTGTCCTCCTACGGTACATGGCAGTATTCCACGGACGGCACGAACTGGAGTTCTTGGAATGCGGCACAGGATACTATTGGAAACTACATTCGCTATACCGCAACGGGTTTTGGATACAGCGGAGTCACCGTCAGAGCATTGCTGACACAGGCATAAAATGGATGACATCATTTTCTACAGCGAATACTTCTTTCTTGATATGCCAGTACAGGCATCGGGAACGATATCTGCATTTGAGGCAGACAGTTCGTGGTTTGTCCTGAGATTGGCTCTTCCAGAGAGAATTAGCATAGGTTGATAAATGCCCATACAATTTCCAACATCTCCATCAGTAAACCAAGAATACACCTACGAAGGAAAAGTGTGGGCATGGGATGGTTCTTCATGGGTTGGTGTGCGTCAAGAAACAGGAATACAAAAAAGTAATATCTGGTCAAAGCAGAATCTTCTAATTCCTAAACGAGGATTTGGACTCAACAGCGGATACAATGCAACCACAGATCAACGCCGTACAAAGGCAGGAACTATTCCTATGTTGAAGCACAACATTGAGAGAGATTTGGGAGAGTTTGCTTCTAATTTATGGACACCTGCACAAATCACGACATCACTTTGGTTGGATGGGGCAGATTCTAGTACAATTACGGGGACAAGCACGGTGTCCGAGTGGCGGGATAAATCAGGAAACGGGCGAAATGCAACAACAGCCGTAAGATCACCATCGTTATTATTGAATGCTCAAAATGGTCTGTCGGCTATTTCTTTCACCGCAGCATCTGCAACTAAACTTGACACTCCTAATTTTTCTATCGCTCCAAATAGGCAGTATTGTACCTTTGTTGTAGTGTCTGGTGCTGGACTGATCTCATCTGGCACCTATCCAAGAATTTGGGTAACAAAACTAACTGGTGATAGTGGGTCCCCACCGTCTGCCTACCCACAAGGATTTTTTGGTGGTGGTCCTAGTAATGGTAGTGTCGCCCATCTTGCGGGGGCCCCCGTAGGCACCCTGACTCCTGTAATTACGGGTCTTTCTAATGCGGCAGTTCTTCTCTCTGGTCGTTTTGGCACAGCAGGAGTGACAGCCGACAACATCTCAATTTCCGCAAACGGTGGAACACAGACATCTGCGAGTGGGCGAACAGGCGCATTGTCAACAACTGGAATTCGTATTGGGTCAGATGTCGGAACTGCTACTACATCTGCATGGAACTCATGGATAGGAGAAATCATCCTGACGCAAGACATTTCGTTTGACCAAAGTCAACTTATCGAAGGCTACCTTGCATGGAAATGGGGACTTACTTCAAGTCTTCCATCGAATCACCCATACAAAAACTCTCCACCAACAGTATAAATATTAAAGGAAACAACAATGCCAGACATATACACAAATTACGCAACTTCAGTCGGTGTCACAGCAGCCACCACAATCTATGCAGGAATCACAGGAACTGCAATAGTGAATGCTATTCATGTTGCCAACAGCAACACCACAGTAGCCAATAGTGTATCTGTTCAGTTGTTCAAGGGAGCAACGGGTTACTACATTGTTCGTGCAGCAGCAGTTCCAATTCAATCAACATACCAAGCACTTGATGCACCAATTCCACTCGTAACAGGAGATACACTCAAAGTTACAGCAGGATTAACTGCGGGACTTGATATCATCGTATCAGTATTGGAGTCAACATAATGGCACTTCAACAAATTATTCAACATCCTACAGGAACCTATTCGCAATATTGGAAGATTCGTACTCTGACTCTGAATCATACCGCCAAGACAGGTACAGTTATTTTGGATGGATATGTTTCTGAACAAGCAAGAATAGACAATAAGGTTCCTCTTGATGAAAGAATCATTAATGTGTTTGATTTTGATGTGTGGTTTGCACCTGCTGTCATTGATGCTGCGGGAATGAATGAGGTAAAATCTGCATATACCTTTACAAAGTCCATTCCGAATGGTGAGTTTGTTGGATCAACAGATGTTTGATTGTTAAGTAATTAACACATGCCATTAGATTTCCCAAGAAATTAAACAAAATTTTGAAGCCATAAGAGGTAAAGCAGGACTTTAACTTTTTACCTTTTGAATAAATATTAGTAATGGCCATTAATTTCCCAGATCCATCTATAACTCAAACCTATACCTATGGTGGTAGAACATGGGTATGGAATGGTATTGGTTGGGATTTGGAATCTACAGTTTTATTTGGTGCAACTGGTTCTACGGGCCCAACCGGACCATCTGGTGGGCCAATAGGACCCACTGGTGCAACCGGAGCAACTGGTGCAACCGGAGCAACTGGTGCTACTGGTCCTCCGGGTTTGGATGGTTTGAGTGGTGCTCCTGGTCCTATAGGACCCTGCGGTCCTCAGGGCGCTGATGGAGTAGATGGTGTTACGGGTCCAACTGGCCCAACTGGCCCAACTGGCCCTGCTGGACAGAGAGGAACGACAGGAAATACAGGACAAATAGGAACAACTGGAGCAACAGGCCCAACCGGTCCAAATGAACTAACTCTTTTTGCAGGAAGTGGAATAACTCTCCAACAATCTCCTGCTGGTGTTACAATATCTGTAATAGGTGGAACCGGAACTGGAGGAACTGGATCTGGAGGAACCGGATCAACTGGGCCGACAGGCCCAACAGGCCCAACAGGCCCAACTGGACCAACAGGTCCTACTGGTGATCCGGGTATTCAAGGTAATACTGGAAACACAGGTCCAACAGGTCCTACTGGTCCTACTGGTGCTCCGGGAACTCAGGGAAATACAGGGCCAACAGGCCCTACTGGTTCCATTGTTATGGATCAACCATTATTTGCTGTTAATAGTGGTATTACAAAAAATTCTGCATTTACAACTGGTTCTAATGGATTGGCACGAAAAGCAGTATTCTTATTACAGAGTGGTGGATTGACATTGGATTTTATAAGAAATTATGACATCTTTAATCCTGCGGATCTTGCGTTTGGTATTTCATCATTTACAACAAATATTACCAGCACAAC